ATCCTATCTGTACCAATACTTGATTGAGGTAACTCAATATCACGATAAAATCCTGCAAACTGTAATTTTAAAATATCATTTAACGTCATTCGCATAACATGAGTAGCACGTGCAGCTGTTCTTAAATCAGACGCTCCATAGCTAACAACAAAATCTTCTGCTGGAATAAACATAGAACAAGGTCTTTGCATATTCACATCCCAATAAATCTTTTTAAATGCAGAACCTGCTAATGGCAAACTAAATAACATATTTTCAGATTCATTACGATACTCAGTCATATCTTCTGTCAGAAGATAATTCATATAGTTTTCAACTCGTCTTGCTTGTGCTTCTTTCTCTTGTGTAATTTTGCCAATAATATTTGTTCTTACCGGACCGGCAGCCGGAAATATTTCTGTAATGGCTTGTGACTGAAAACGCACAACGGCTTCTGAAAGTAACGGGTGATACACTCCACACGCACCACTCCAAGGCTCAGTTCTTTCTTCGATCTTTAATCCAAGATTATCTAAACCTTCAACATAAGTTCTTTCCCAGTCTCCCCGTGAATCTTTATCTGCTTCATAAGCACCAACTAATTCATTAGCTATAAAGTTTAAATCTTTATCTTCTAAATGATCCGCAAGATTTGCATCAAATGGAATTTGTTCATCCATAGCGGAAGGATCAAAATCAATAACCATTCCCCCATCTTCTGTTTCTATTGCAACCGCTTCTGGATTTACAACAGTAATATCAACATCTTCTTCTGCCATATCAAATCAGTTTAACTTTGTTAATAATATTTAGCAATCTTATCAGTATAGGTATCCACATCAGCTTCATCGTGATCTAAAGTTATAAAGCCACCCTGCCTAAAACGTAGTAAAGCTTGTGTAGATGAATCCACCAAGTCATCATGGTCCCCTACCGGAAACGAAGCAAATTGCTCTATAACTTCTTCTGCCCATCTTTTCTTCGGATACCAAACTGAACCCGATGCAAATAAATCTGCAACAGCGTTTACACGTGCTATCTTATCATTTCCTCTAGATGGAGTGAACTCTTGAACTGGTATGCCCATTCTTCTTAACTCAAATATTAAAGGTGAGCCAGCAGCTTTAGCTTCAACGATAAATGCATCCGGCATCCATTGTTTATATTCTTCAAAGGCTCTACGTTTTAATTCAGGAAATTCCATACGTTCTTGAAATGCATCCAATAAGATAACTTGTGGTGCTAAGTAGCCTTCATCATTCTCAGCATAAAATACTCCCCACGTAGTACAAGCTGAATAGTCTGCACGTTGCGTCTTAAGAAATGCAGTATCCCATGATTGAATTAAGAATTCACATCTAGGTGGATTTTTATTTTCCCATTCCATCCACCATTCTCTTTTAACTATTGCACTTTCTTCGGAAACAGGATTCTGTTGATATTGCGCTTCCCAATGCGCTACAGGTAAAGTTGCCTTAATCTTTTCTAATTCATCTAGTTCCCAAAAATCTTCCCATAAACTTCTGCCTGATGGCAAGATAGCAGGAAGTTCAATTACTTCCCATTCATCACTTCCGTCTCTGGTAGACATATCCTTTAATATGGAACCGCATAAATCTTTTTTACCCCACCGAGTCATAACAATAATAATTGCACCACCCGGCTGTAGTCTTTGTCGTGGACCACTCAAATACCATTCATAGGTATTTTCAAAAATTTTTGGATCAGCCGATTGACCTTGTTGTTCTGAATGGGGGTCATCAATGATCAGCAAGTCAGCACCACGACCTGTTACCGCACCACCTACACCAATAGAGAAGTATTCTCCGCCACCCGATATATCAAATCTACCTGCTGCCTTACTGTCGAGATTTAAAGTCACCTCTGGAAACACGCCTTGGTATTCCTCGCTATCTATTAAGTTACGCACCATACGCCCAAACCTTAACGACAGTTCCGCAGTATGCGAAGCCATAATGATTTTCTTATCCGGTTCCTTTCCGACTATCCAAGCCGGTAGTAACCATGAAGTTAATTGAGACTTACCAAAACGAGGTGGCATGTTTATCATCAAGCGTTTACATTCACCTTTAGCAACCCGTTCAAATGCTTCCGCCATTTGTCGGTGATGCGCTCCGCACATGAACTCGGACCAGACCGATTCACAGAAATTAAGAAAACTACCTTGAGACTGTTCACGTCTAACTGCGGTTTCCAGATCACTCATCAGCTTATCTAACTGACTGCGTTGGCGTTTATCTAATGAAGCTAGACGATCACCCGTCAAGCTTTCCATGATTAATTCTAATTGATCTTTTGATACACTCATCTATATATAGTATTGTCAACCATATTAAAACACAATATACTGTGTTTCAAGGGTATCTCCAGAAGGGCTGTCTTACACTCTCAAACATATCCAGTCCACACCCTGAGAGCCGTTTCTATTACGCAGAGACGGCTCTGTTATTTTAGGACCTCAAGACCCGAAGGTGAAGGAATCGCTAATCGATAACATACCGGCAGGTATGCCATGTTTAGCCTATACTATGGGGAGAAATAAGGATAACACAACTACCACTAAGTAAACCCATGTGAATTAAAAGTTTACTATAAATATGCTGCATTATTTTTCTATGATTAGGATTCCTTACCCACTTCTATTTAAACAGGGGGTAGGGGGTCCTGTCAACACTAAGTTAAAAAAAAGTCAAAATTTGCTGTGTAAAAATTTGGAACAGTATGTATAGAGCGTGTGTGCGGAGTCCCGAATGCGTAAGGGGGGGTGGGGGGTGCGTATATAAATCCTGTAAGGATTAGAGAACGTTTAAACGATACGAGAATAGTAGCAGGTCAAACTGTAAGTTTGTTTAAACCCAAACACAGTTCCAGTTCAGTGAAGTTGCTTCTTAGCTTCGCTATCCTTCGGCTTCAAGAGTCCTAGTATGCGTGCCATGATCTCGTCTGACGATTCCTTATTAGTCTCGGAGACTTCTAGTCTTTCGGTGTATAAGTTGGCAACCTTGCCACGATAATGTTCAGCAGTTACTGCTGATCCTATCTGCCCTGTATCTACTGCTTGATCACGTAGCTTTGCTAACTCATCAAGGTGGGATTCCCTGTCAATAAGAGACCTTGTCTCTTGCTCTGCGAGAATACGAGAGACTTCGTCTCTTATTTCAGCTTTTTTTGACAACCTAAACCCTTGCTTATCAGCACTCGTTCCGGCTTTATAGCCGGCTAATTCGGCACTCTTCCCATGCGTATAGCCTTTTGCCTTATAACGAGCAAATAAGCGTTCCTTAACGCTTAGTCCTTTCTTATGTTCTGTAGGCTTTTTGTCTGTCATGTAGGTATGGTAAACCATACCTGTACGTATATCAATACGCTTCCTTCGGTAACCCCACAACCAACCTGTAGTTGACAGGGATAATGTCCATGTGTTTATAATGCACACCGAGAGTGATGGCTAGATGTTTAAACCCCTGAACATAGTGAAGGGGATTTAAACAATCTAACCTTCCAAATTTTGTTCAACCAACTGGAGTGAATTATGGAAAATAATTACACAGACCGAGAAGCCTATCTCACAGAGGGCGCAGACCAACTGGTCACAGACTTGTTCCTTGAACAAGGACTCGTTGAGGAAATGCCTAAATTTCGTGTCAGCGTAGGGTACGCACCACGTCACAGAGGTGGGAAAGTTCTCGGAGTCTGCATCAATGCTAAAGCATCAGCAGACGAACACTTTGAAATCTTTATCAATCCTTCGATTGATGATGGCTTTGAAGCGTTGGAAATCCTGTCGCATGAACTTGTTCATGTAGCAGATAAAAATGAGAGTGGACACCGCAACCGCTTTGCTCGCTTTGCGAGACGAATCGGACTTGAGGGAAATCTTACAAAAACCTATGCCGGAGACGCACTAGCGAAACGCATCAAGGATATATGCGAATTGCTTGGCACGTATCCTCATGGAAAGATTGACTTAGACCTTACCGGTAAAAAGAAGCAAGGCACTAGGATGCTGAAAGTATCCTGTTGTGAT